AAGCAGGTCAGGATAAAGAGGGTAATTGGTATAAAAAGAAACCTAAAGCAAGAGATTGGGTAGTAGCATAAGGAGTAAATTATGGCAGAACCTAAATATCAATATAAAAACAAGGAATTACAAAGGGCACAGACTAGATATGGAGATGATATGGAAACAGAGATTAAAAGGTTTGTACCTGGAGAAGCGACATATCAAGAGGGTGGAAAAAATGCACGCAGTAGATGGGAGGATTTAGGATATGATTTTGGACCATCTTTAAGTCCTGAACTTGAAACAGCATGGGAAAAAGGAGAATATGGTCCTAAATATTATCATACTGGGGGAGATTTTTATGATGAAGGAAGAAAAGAAGGAACTAAGGATAAATACTATCTTCTGAAGACAGTAAAGGATGCAGTAGGTGAGAATCCTTTACTTGCAATAGAACTTGGTTTTACCGAAAAACAGGCTCGAAAACTTCCTCAAACTAAAAAAGAGGCTGTAAAGCTTTTATTAGATATTAAAGAGATTGCTGATACACCAGGTTCTGCAGGAGCACTTGGGATTGATTTGACAGAATCTGGAATGACTCCTTCATTTTGGAAGGATGAAAGCGATAAAAAATTGGGGAGAGAAGCTTATGCATACCAAGGTTTTGAAGACGATATAAAAGAATACCAAGATATAGAGAGAATGGAATCTAAAATAGAACCATTGAAAATAAGACGTACAGCAGAGGATAAGATTATGGATGGCTTCATTCAGCAAGATAATAAATATAAGATGGGGCAGTAGTATAAATGGATTCTTTGTGGGATAAGTGGTCAGGAAAGTTTGGAAAGGCACAGTCTTATCTTAGTGAATTGTCTGAAGATCCTGAATTAAAGTGGATGCAGGATCTATACGAACAGAAGGGTATGAATATAGGTAAAAATATATTCCTTGGGCAATTTAGCAATAAGCTTCCTACTGGCATTACAAAAGGAGGGTGGGATACAGCAGCAGATATTTATTCGCCTGGTGGGATATCTTATGAAGATGTACCAACTTTAGGAATCAAGGCAGAGTTTGATCCTTCTAGAGTTACAGGATTTGTAAGAAGTCTATTTGGGAAGTGATATGGCAGATATAATTACAACTAAAGATTTATCCGTAGAGGATACAAGTAAATTAAAAACAGGAGATACTAAAAGGAAGTATAATGCATCTAAAAAGAAGAAAAAGAAATAATGGCTAAGAAGAAAAAAGTAGATCAGATAAGGGAATTATATAACTTGTCCAGTAATTGGACACGAAGTCAGTGGGAGTTTGTAAATCAGAAGGGATATGAGTTTGCTCATGATGAGCAGTTATCCCAGAATGAGAAGACATCTTTGCAGGAACAAGGTATGCCTACATTTACAATTAACAGGATATTGCCCGTTGTTGAGATGCTTAACTTTTATGCAACTGCAAATAGTCCCAGATGGCAAGCTATTGGTGTTGAAGGGAGTGATTCTAGTGTAGCAGCTGTATTTTCAGATTTATCTGATTATATCTGGCATCTTTCGGATGGTTCCGCACTTTATTCAAATGCGATAAATGATGCTATTTGTAAGTCTATGGGATATATTCTTGTTACTGTAGATACAGATATGGATAATGGTATGGGAGAGGTTGTTCTTCAGCAGCCAGAACCTTTTGATATCTATGTAGATCCAAAGTCAAGGGATATGATGTTCAGGGATGCATCTTTTGTCTTGATAAGAAAAGTACTCCCCAAAAGTCATATTGTAAAGCTTTTCCCTCAGTATAAGAGAAAGATAAATAGTGCTTCTTCTCCAGATGGGGACAATTCTTTTTCAGAGAGAGCTATTGCAGATAGTGAGCAGAAGTTATTCTTAAAGGATGACGCTACTGCAGAGGATATGGGTATAGATTCAACTGGAGAGCAGGAACAGACATTAGAATTATTTGAGCTTTATGAAAAGATAAAGATTTCTTATATAAATGTATTTTATAGGATACCTCCAAATGAGGAGCAGTTGAAGGCAATTCAGCAGCAGGTACAGGTGAAGATGAAGGAAATGGCTGCTGAGATGGAAGTTGGACTTTTGGAACAACAGAAGCAAATGCAGCAGGCAGTTCAGGAAGGGAAGATGATTCCTGAAAGATATGAGTTGGAAATGAAGAAAGCTCAGGATATGATGCAACAGCAGTTACAGGCTGCAGAGCAGGAATATATGAGTCAATTGCAGGCTGCAGCTTCTCAGATTGAGAATAAGATTATATCAGAGAAGGAATATAACATACTTCTTAAGGATGAAGCTTTTCAGCAGTCTGTTGTTGACAGTGTACAGTTTTATGGTACAAGGATAAGGCAGACTATTGTTGCAGGTGATAAATTGCTCTCAGAGATAGTATATCCAGAGAATATAGTTGATTATCCATTAATCCCATTTCATTACAAATGGACTGGAACTCCATATCCAGTATCTGCAGTTGCTCCTTTGGTAGGAAAGCAGAAAGAGATAAACAAATCTCACCAGATAATGGTTCATAATGCATCTTTGGGATCTTCCCTTAGATGGTTATATGAAGAAGGTTCTATTGATCCAGAGTTATGGGAGCAGTATTCTTCTTCTCCAGGAGCATTACTTCCCATAAGACCAGGATCTGCTCCTCCAACTCCAGTTCTGCCAGCTCCATTATCAAGTGCATTCTTTTCTGTTGTTCAGCAGGGGAAAGCAGATATGGAATACTTAGCTGGAATTTATTCCTCAATGCAGGGAGATACTCAGCAACAGCATGAGACATTCAGGGGAATGCTGGCATTAGATGAATATGGGACCAGGAGAATTAAACAATGGATGAAGCATTCCATTGAACCAGCATTAAGGCAGTTGGGGAAAGTAATCATGCAAGTATCCCAGTCTGTATATAGTGCAAATAAAAGATTTAGAATCATACAGCCTTCAGCTATTCAGGAACAGCGAGAGCAGGAACTGAATATTCCAATCTATAATGATATGGGACAAGCTATAGGTAAGTCAATGGATTATCAGGCAGCTAAGTTTGATGTAAGAATAGTTGCTGGCTCTACACTTCCAGTAAATAGGTGGGCATATCTTGCTGAGTTGAAGGAACTTCTGCAGTTTGGTGTCATAGATGATATTGCAGTTCTTGCTGAGACTGATGTAAGAAACAAAGAGCAGATTGCCAAGCGTAAGAGTCTATATGCACAGCTTCAAGGACAATTACAGGGATTGCAGGAGGCTATGAAAGATAAAGAAGGAACTATTGAAACTCTTGAGAGACAACTCGTACAGGCTGGAATTAAGGGTAAGGTTATGCAGGCTGAAATGGAGATTACTAAAAAGAAGGAAGAGGTCAAGGGTGACATGAAAGATTCTTATCGTTCAACAGAAGCAAAACAGAAACTTCTACAGAATGTAATGTCTAATGAGGTGGACTCTACAAAGAAAGATTTAACAAGAGAATTACAGTTTGCAAAAAAGAATTTGCAAGATAGTGATAAAAAGTAGTAACATTAACAAAAGTATAGGAGTTTAGAATGGAAGAAACAGCAGGCAACCCAGAAGCAATACCAACAACTGATCAAGTTGAAGGGGAAGTTTTTGGCTCCTCTGAGGGCTTTTTTGAAGCTCTAGAAGAAAATGTAAATGGCGTAATTGCCGATGATAACACTGAGGCAACCCGACAGGAAGTTGGCACCGAGCAGGTAACCCAGCAAGAAACTGTTGGCTCCGATAACGTGGGTTGGGATGATGACGGTAATCCCTATAAGAAACGCTACAAAGATAGTAGCCGTGAAGCCGTTAAGCTGAGAGACAAGTATAAAGAGGTAGAACCTTTTGTACCTGTTCTTGAAGCAATGAAAAACGATAGCGGGCTAGTTGAGCATGTTCGTGAATATCTGGTCAATGGAGGTAGTACTCCAAAGAGCGTACAAGAGCAGTTTGGATTAGATGAGGATTTTATGTTTGATGCTAATGAAGCAATGACAGAACCCGACTCTGATTCAGCAAAGGTCTTGAATGCTCAGGTAGACAAGGTCGTTAAGCATAGAGTGGGACAATTAGTACAGACTGAGAAAGCTAATGCTGCAAAAGTGCAGCAGCAGGCAGCACGAAGTTCGATGGAAAATGACTTCAGGAAAAAGAAGGGTATGTCAGACGAACAGTTTGACACCTTTAAAGAAAAAGCACAGAAACATGTGCTTACTCTTGAAGACATTGACTATCTATTGAATCGTGATCAGGCTAATGCTAATGTTGTCACATCTGCTAAAAATGACATGTTGGGCCAGATGAAGAATGTCAGGAACATACCGACAACCGCTAGTGGAGCTAACAGCCAGACCGAAGAGAAGACTCCAGATAACGCTTTGTTTGATGGAATCTTAGGTCTGGATGGCGATTTAGACAACCTGTTCGGATAGAATTATTTAT